CAAGAGTTCACGCCTGTCAAGGGAAACGATAAAATAAGTAGACTTAATGCTGTGTCAGACTTATTTGCGTCTGGTAGAGTATGGGCACCGCCTACAAGTTGGGCAGAAGAAGTGATTGATGAGGTTGCGTCATTCCCCGCAGGGGAGCATGATGACTATGTGGACTCGGTATCCCTAGCACTAATGCGCTTTAGAAAAGGGGGATATTTGCGTTCATCGTTGGATGAAGAAGGTGAAGAACGCACGTTTAGAAGATACTCACCAGGATATTACTAAGGATATATAAAAATGGCCACGAATTCTATAGATAAAGCATTTAATCCAGCTCCGATGGGGTTGGCTGCTGCAGACGAAATGGGCGGGTTGTCCGCTCCAGAAAACTTAGAACCAGATCTTGAGATTGAAATTGAAGATCCTGAAAGAGTAAGTATCGGAATGCCAGGGTTAGAGATCGAGATAGATCCTGATGCAGAAGATGATGATTTCGGGGTAAACCTAGCAGAAGAACTGGACGCTGACGAACTAGAGATGCTCTCCGGTGATCTGCTAGGTGATTTTGAAGATGATATAAATTCAAGAAAAGACTGGATACAAACTTACGTAGATGGTCTTGAACTCCTTGGAATGAAAGTAGAAGAAAGAACCGAACCGTGGCCCGGTGCGTGTGGTGTTTATCACCCACTTCTTTCTGAAGCCTTAGTAAAGTTCCAAGCAGAAACTATGATGGAAACTTTTCCTGCTTCTGGCCCTGTCAAAACTCAGATCATTGGTAGAGAAACCAAAGAGAAAAAGGAAGCTGCAGTTCGCGTCAAAGACGATATGAATTATCAGCTGACAGAAAAAATGCCTGAGTATCGGCCAGAGCATGAAAGGATGTTATGGGGTTTAGGACTTTCTGGTAACGCCTTTAAAAAGGTTTACTACGACCCATCGTTAGCACGGCAGGTATCTATTTATGTGCCAGCTGAAGATGTAGTAGTTCCTTATGGTGTGTCTGATCTTAAGTCCGCAGTTCGAGTAACTCATGTAATGCGTAAGACTCCAAACGAGATGCGGAGACTCATGCACGCAGGGTTTTATCGAGATATAGATTTACCTGAACCACAAGATACATTTGACGAAGTAGAGAAAAGAATTGCGGAGAAGATGGGTTTCCGTGCTTCAACAGATGATCGGTACAAAGTTCTTGAAATTCAAGTTGACCTTAATCTAAAAGGTCATGAAGACAAAGAAGACGGAAAAGAAACTGGCATCGCGCTTCCATACGTTGTGACTATTGAAAAGCAAACCGGAGAGGTGCTAGCTATTCGTAGGAACTGGAGACCAGAAGATGAGACTAAACAAAAGCGTAATCATTTCGTTCACTATCCGTATATTCCAGGCTTTGGCTTTTATGCCTTTGGCCTTATTCACCTTATTGGTGCTTTTGCTAAGTCTGGTACTAGTATTATCCGGCAGCTTGTTGATGCTGGTACTTTATCCAACCTACCTGGTGGTTTTAAAACTAGAGGCTTACGAGTTAAGGGAGATGATACGCCAATCGCCCCCGCCGAGTTCAGGGATGTGGATGTAACCAGCGGAACGATTAAAGACAACATTATGACGCTCCCATATAAGGAGCCAAGTCAGGTGTTGTATACGTTGCTCGGCAATATTGTTGAAGAAGGTCGTCGATTCGCTAGCGCAGCAGATTTAAAAATATCTGATATGTCTGCTCAGTCACCGGTCGGTACGACGTTGGCAATATTGGAACGCACACTCAAAGTAATGAGTGCAGTTCAAGCACGTATTCATTACGCAATGCGAGAAGAGTTCAAACTTCTCAAAGGTATTATTCGTGACTACACACCAGATGAATATGCTTACGAACCAGTAGAGGGACTACCTCGTGCAAAACGTTCGGACTATGACATGGTGGAAGTCATTCCGGTATCAGATCCAAACGCTGCAACAATGGCGCAGAAAGTTACGCAGTATCAAGCCGTAATGCAGATGGCTGCTGGCGCACCTCAGTTGTATGACTTACCTTATTTACATCGTCAGATGCTTGAAGTATTAGGAATTAAAAATGCCGAGAAGCTGGTACCAATGGACGACGACCAGAAACCGCGTGATCCAGTTTCTGAAAACATGGACATCCTCAGAGGAAAACCGGTCAAGGCGTTTATTTACCAAGATCATCAAGCGCATATCACAGTACATATGGCAGCGATGCAAGATCCACAAATAATGAAGCTAGTAGGACAAAGCCCTATGGCGCAACAAATGGGTGCCGCATTGGCCGCACACATACAAGATCACTTAGCTTTTGAATATCGCAAACAGATAGAAGAAGCCGCTGGTGTTCCTTATCCTGCTCCAAACGCTGAAATGGATGAGAACACAGAAGTTGAAATTTCTAGACTTGCCGCAGCTGCCGCTCAACAAGTTCTTCAAAAGAACCAAGCGCAAGTTGCACAGGAACAAGCCCAACAAGCCGCGCAAGATCCAATCGTTCAAATGCAGCAGCAAGAGGTTCAGATCAAGCAAATGGAAGCACAGACCAAACAACAGAAACTTGCTCTCGACTCAGCCGCAAAGATGGATCAACTAGAACTCGAAAGAGAACGTATCGCCGCACAAGAGCGCATCGCGGGTATGCAAGTTGGAGCCAAGATTGCTACAGACAAAGCCAACCTTTCTGCTAAAGAACAAATTGAAGGAGTCAGGATGGGTATTGAATTAGCAAAAGAAGCAAGCACCAGAAATTTACAACCAGTGAAGAAGGAGAATAAGTGAATGACCTATTAAAGTATTTATCGAGCAAACTAGATAAAGAAATACAGGATATAGAAACGAACTTACCCACGGGACAGGCGGAAGATTACGCAAAATATAGATATATGTGCGGAGTTTACCGTGGTCTTTGGGTAGCAAAAAACATAATTACTGAAACATCAGAAAGGATGGACAAAAACGATGAGTGAACTTCTTATCGGCACGAACCCCGATAACCCAGAAGAAGCTACAACAATACCTGATACTGCCGAGCAAAAAGCTAAGCAACTACCAGATCCCTCTGGTTATCGCATTCTGTGCGGAATTCCCGAAATAGAAAACAAGTATGAAAGTGGAATCGTGAAAGCGGATGTAACAAAGCAACACGAGGAACTGCTTACTACTGTTTTATTTGTCATGAAGATGGGACCGGATTGTTATAAAGACAAAGACCGTTTCCCAAGTGGGCCGTGGTGTAAAGAAGGAGACTTTGTTCTTGTTCGACCACATGCTGGCACACGACTAAAAATTCATGGTACCGAGTTTCGGATTATTAATGACGACAGTGTCGAAGGGGTCGTAGAAGATCCTAGAGGCATTTCTCGAACTTAAGGAGAGGGATATGGCAGAGGCTGAGAAAAAAGAAATAGAACAAGAAGAACCCGATTTTGAAATAGAGGGTGAAGAAGTAGAACTTAAAGTCGAAGATGATACTCCTGAAGAAGATCGTAATAGATCTCCAATGCCTAAAGAAATAGTTGAGGATTTGGAGAAAGATGAGCTTGATGGGTATTCCGACAATGTAAAAGAAAGACTCAAGCAGATGAAAAAGGTTTGGCATGATGAACGCCGAGCTAAAGAATCTGCTATGCGAGAGCATAAAGAAGCAATAGAAATGGCTAGAAAGGCTATGGAGGAGAATAAAAAGCTCCGTGCTGAAGCTCAAAAGGGTCGTGAAACTTACATTGATACGGCTAAAAAATCTATCGAACTTGAGATGGAAATGGCTAAACAAGCCTACAAACAGGCGTATGAATCAGGTGATACCGACTCTATTGTTGAAGCTCAATCTAAACTTTCAGATGTTAATTATAGAAAACAACAGATTGCAAATTACAAACCTGCTTTACAAGAAGAGCAAAATGATGTAAATAGTCAAGAAACTGCACCGCAGCAACAGCTAGATGCTAAGACTATGGCGTGGCAAGAGCGCAATACTTGGTATGGAAGCGACCCTGAAATGACCGCATCAGCACTTGGGTTACACCAAAAGCTGGTAAGTACGAAGGGTGAAAGCTACATAGGTACAGATGATTATTGGGCGGACGTTGACAAAACAATGCGCCGTCGTTTCCCTGAATATTTTGGGGAAGAAGAATCTACGGATGGGGGCGGCAAGCCTATCCGCGCAGAGAACAAACCCGCCACTGTGGTTGCTC